TGGAACGGAACTTGACCGAGATTGTGAAAGACGGGTTCCGCCTCCATATGGGAGGTCCCATCGTTGATAGGCTCAAACCGGCGAATAGATTGACGATCCAGGATGTAATAGCGGTAGACGTTGTTTCGGACTAAGGCTTGGCTTGCCAGAGCGATCTCAGTCTGGACGGGTATCCTCCCGGATGGTGGACTGTTCCAGTCGCGGGGTGACTGTGCCAGTTCCCTGATCTTGATCCAGTTGAGTTGGCAGCGGCGGTCGAACTCCCAATCGAGAATGTCGGCTGGGTTGAAGGCTCGGCAATAGGGCCGCACCCCGCTGATAATCGCCTGGGAAAGGTTTTCCACCGGCTGATCGGAAGAGACATCCACCACCACGCCACATGCTCCCAGCGTGATAGCCTTGAACAGGATTTTCTTGGTAAAGGACCTCAGATCCGTTCCCAGAAGATCCAGATCAGCGGAGACTCCATTGAAGAATTCGAGGGAACGTTTGTCGGCTTCAGCAGGCGAAACGATGGAGAGATCCAGCCCCGGACCCAATAGCCTACTGATCCAGTCGTCTGTGACTTGTTTACCGTGTGATTCGTAAGCGGCTAGAGCAAGGCGGAATTCAAACGCTCCAGGTTCATCCTGCTCGCGTGGGTGTTTGATGAGATAATTCTGATTTCCAACAAACTTGGCACCACCTTGTGAGGAATCAATCCAGAATGGCCACTTATTGGTGTATTCGGTGTACTCAGGATGGACCGTAAGAAGGGATGATTCAACACTTTCCGCCATTTGGTGATATTATACACCACTATATGGTGGAAAATGTCAATAGTAAAATGGGAAAAAATTGCTCAAACTGGATGAGCAATAATTTCCCATTTCATAAGTCAAACAAAATCAACGGTTATAGTAGGACAACTTGGTAATGCCTGAAGAGGCAATATCATAGGAAAATACAAAGTATCCAAGGGCATCTACCGGGTGTTCACCGGCTCCCTGTTCCCCTGGCCTCTGTTTCCTGACCCGCCGTGTACCCTCGATGTAGGAGGTGTTCATGACACTCTCCAGTGTGTATTTGCAGTCAGGCGATATAAACAACTTGTTCTCCCGGAAAGCGGCTTGTACGGCCTCTATACGGTCCACAATCGGCGGATTTTTAGGTCCTGGCATCATTGGGATGAACCCATGTTCCTCCATGATCGAGAGATCCGTCACAGAAGCCGTTGCTGAAGAGGTCCGGTTGAAGGAGCAGGAACAGTCCGGGTAGACATAGATGGTTTCATTCCGGTATTTGGAACGCACCATTTCACAGGCAGCGTGGGTGGTGGCATCCTTTTCGATGTAAAGCTCATCGAATATGTACTTGGACTTGTCCCGGCTGTCCACTTGGGCAATCGTCCAGGCCATGGGAGCGACATTGAAGTCAGCCCCGATATGGATCTCCATCCCCTTCTGGTAGTCCCATGATTTGACATGCCGCTCCCAGTCAAACTCAGTCAGGACGATCCCACCCCCGACAAACACCCACTGCCCCAAGACTTCACGCCGGTAGCGTTCGTTCGAGTAATTCTCCTTGAGAATCGAGGTGTAGTGTCCGGGCAGCTTGGTGTTATCGAGCGTGGTGGCATGGATCACCTCATAAGCCTGATTCCGGCGGGCCGGGTTCCCGAATTCATGCCAGAACCAGTTCGGGAAGGGCGGCGGCGAAGTGGCAATCCTGATCCGGTGGTTATCCGTGTAAGGACACCTCATACGACTCTGGACTACCTTGAAGCCCTCATCATCGGTACAGAAAGCCAGCTCATCCATGAGTGCCAAGCCATATTCCGGGCCGCGCAGGGAATCCGGCTCATCCAATGAAGCACAGACGATCAGGTGACCTGTTTCGAGGGTAATAATATCCAACCACTTGCGGTAAAACTTTCTCAGCGGGACATTCCAGGAAGCCGGTGGTTGTGATCCGTGGACAAAATCAATGTCACATTCCGTCAGGAGTTTTTTGAGGTGCTTGAGAGTGGACTGATCGAGTTGTTTGTGGGTGGGAGCGCAGGCAATCGTGGGTGACATGGGAGATTCCCGCTGCATCCAATCGACTTCACAGAAACCAAGGGCATAACTCTTCCCTGAACCAAAGCCCCCCACAATCGCCGAGACAAACGCCGTCGATTTGACCAGCAGGAGTTGATGCGGAAAGATTTGTTTGACCTGAACTTTATTCTTCATGAGTCACCTCTGCTTCCTCATAGGTGACTTCCGGCTCTGAGATGGTTTCCGGCTGAATGACTTCCGTTGGATTACCGGCTGAAATGACCGGCGCGAACATGATGTTCACGGAACGGTTCTTGTCTGCGTTGGCATCGTCCCTCTGGTTGTTGAGGTTTTTGAAAATGATTGTCAGATCCTTCAGTTGGGCCAGCAGGCCCTCCACGGTATCTTCGCTATCGCTTTGTGACAGAACCTTCTGGGTGAGATTACCGATCTTATGGGAGATGACTTGACCGAGAGCTTTTTTGGCGGTTACCCGGTTAGTGGAAATCTGTTTTTCCACCACGGTGACAACAACTGAATCGAGGTAATTCTGGTAGGCTTCCGTGCGCCTTTCCCAGTCACAGCGTTCGGCCAGTCCGTGAAGGTATTCGATGGTGCGGTTGGAAGTGCGGGCCAGTTTTTCGAGGGATCGCCCCGGCCCGATATCGAAATACAGCCTCCACAGGCTATATTCAGTGGTGGTTTCTTCTTCCTGCTGATCCCATGGGAAGCGGATATGATCGGGAGAGATGAGCGCCCCGCCATATTGGGGTGCGAGAGCTATCCCGCGTTCTTCGATTTCCTTTTCAACAACTGAACTGAGATTCTTCGGTCTTGGTTTCCAGGTCTTTCCATTCTTCCTGATTCGTGCCTCCATCGGCCTCCGTTCTACGCCGTTGGCCCGCGTTCTTCCGTTGGGAGAGAATCTGGGCGCGGCATGTGGCTTGGTGCTTTAGCGGGATACGCCACCATCCCACTAACACTGACCCGTTCTCTGGAACGGGATGGACCACGTAGTATTTATGCCATTCTTGCAGCCGGATCTGCCGGGAAATCAGTGATTCCCGGACCAGTCTAACAAACTCTTTGAAAGGCATACTCTTCATCGGCATGATCTCCATGGGTGTTTTGGGTGGGAGATCGTCTACGGCTCCTGAGAGGGAGAATCCCCAGTTCAGGGCAACCGGCATAAGTGCTTCCGATGACTGCTGAAACTGAAATGGGTTGCGTGAAGTGGAATTTTTCTGTTCGGAAGCGTGGCTTCTGGAGCAGAAACGCTGGTATCCCTTCGGCATATTCCAATTCCTCCCGTGCGGCGCGGATGATGGCCGTGGAACTCAGAAAATCACCCGGCAAGGCAATATAAACCCGTGGGATGGAGCGGAAACCCATCTCCATGAAACAGCGCAGAGAGCGCACGGCATCGCGGCAATAATGGGAATAAAAGTGCAGCGAGGTAACCCGTCCCTGCCTGACTGTCACCGGAGAAATAACCACGCAACCCCACCCATCGGACTCCCGCGATATATTCAGTTGGCCGGGATAAAGAGCACATTTCCTGGAGGTGTCCAGAAAATCAGCCGCCGCTTCCGGTACGGACTGCATGACAGACAACTCATAGGGAGTGAGCTCATCGCCTGCTCCGGCAAGGTACCGGAACGGGATGAACAGGATGGCATCCTGTTTACCCGGTGGTGGGTTCTGCAAGTGGTACTTCGTTGGCCTGAGCATTGTACCCGCACATGAACAGCGGCTTCCATCCCCTCGTAATCTCGTCCCTGACAATGGCATCCCTGACTGATATGTGCCTTGATGTATTCTTCCTCCATGATGCGGCATTATCCGATCCAAGTAAATCCCCGTGGATTGACCCCCAGCAATCAAGGTCATCGCTTGGGTGTGGTGGCACATAGCATTTGATACCACCATGGATCTGTGCCTGTGCCGCAAAATGAATATCCTCCCCATTCTCGAATGTGAGTGGTTTATCCATCCACATGTATTTAAGCCAATCAAGCCTGAAGAACCAGGCATGTCCAACAAGATCCACATCAATGGGTTCGGTTAACGGGCGTGGCCATCCGAAACGGAAATGGTTCTGGTAACTCTTTCCAGTCAACCGGATTCCGACTGTCCCAAGAATACCCTCATGCGTCTGCATGGTCTCGATACAGTTTTCAAACCAGCGTGGTCCAGGCACGGTGTCATCGTCAAACAGGGCGACATACTCCGTTTTAGCGAGCAGTGCCAAGGCGAAACGCGAATAAAACCCGAAGTTGTGATTGCACATTACAATTTTCGAGTTGTCGCATTCAACCTGCGGCTTCGTACCGCGATTGTACCAGACCCAGATATCGTCTGGCTTGATCGTCTGTGTCTCCACGGCGGCATGAACCGCATGAATCGATAGAGGGCGATTATACCCGGTCAGGATGGCTGTAATGCTCATCAATACTCCTGAAATGACAGATTTTACTGGCAGTGGGGTAGCTGCTGGAATGATAGCCACGGGTGCCTTTACCGAAGAGCCATGGATCGAAAATCGATCCCACGTCCACGTAACGGTTGTCAGGTGCCTTCATGAAGCATTGATGGATGAGCACCTCTGAAAAAGGTCCCGCCGCTACCAGAATCATCTGGTCTCGCCTCTTCTGAAGATGCTCATCCAAAAATTTCTCGGTTATGTCTTCCCAGAAGCGCCATGCGTTGTACCCAACATGAAAAGGCTCACACGGGAAAGGAAGATGATCTGTCTGCCCTTCCGTGTTCTGAACAAGAATGGGCATCTCATCATGATCGTTAATCAAGTCAACAAACTCACCAATCCGCTTGTAGTTGTTGTTGACAAAGACGTTGTTGAAGGTGACATGATCCCAATACTGCCCTGTGTAGTTTCTCTGAAATTCGTAATCAACCAGGGAACAGCAGGGACAGCAGATGCCCACATAGTAGTCTCGATCCCGGTAAGTGAAGGCGTGCCAGAGGGCTTTGTGGAAGTCTTCATCGTACTGGTATTGGAACTCCCTGTTCCCAGTTGGGATTTCCCTGAGAATCGAGGATTCCCCGTCTCCAAAGCGAACGAGGGCGAACGGCCCAGGTTGACTGAGCCGTTCCATTACGAAATCGAAAGCCTCCCCGAAGTTGTGGATGTCCATTATCTCTGGAGGTACACCTTGCAGGTGCATTTGTTAGCCGCTCCGAGATTAGTTGCCGTGACCGTCAGCCCGCCGTGGATATGGACCGGGGCCGTCAGGTTGAAACATTCCAACGCCGCGTTGTTGAGGTTTGTTCCATTAGTCTGGTCAATCCCGTAGCCATCATCGTCAGTCACATTGCAGTCATAATCAGCGGCAGGCTTATCATCGCCCGTGCCGGGTATCCAGACAATGCGGGTAACATACCCATAGAGGTTGGAAAAGGTGATCGCGGCGGTTTCTGAAGCGTTGGCAATCATGATGGCCTTGAGGACGGTGGATTTGACCGGCCTCTGCATCCATTCATCGCCAAACTGGACAGTGACCGTCCCGGATGAGACGGAAGCGGATGTTCCCAGCGGCATATGGATGGTGTCGGACCACGCGGCTGTGGCAAAGAGAAGAACGACAACTGCTATTGTGAGTGTTTTCATCTGGCTCCCCTTTCAGGAGTAATTTTCAATAGGATTCTACGCCTATTTTGACTCATATCTCAAGTTATTTTCGACGCATCACGGCCAAGCCACACCCTTCGGGCAGATACTCAACCTGCCAATAGCCTGGATTAGTGGTGACATATTCTTCCACGGCCCGTTTGACACCCCAGTTGCGTTCAGGGCCAAGGGTCTCGGTATCGTGCAGGAGGATGGTTCTCGTAACGTTGGGTGCCCACGCCTGAAGCTCCTGGAGGGTGTGTTCATACCGCTGGTCACTATCGATAAACAACAACCCGATCTCGGTTTTCCACCCAACGGCGATTTCGAGAGAATTCCCCCACAGTGAGATCCATCCGACATGGAGTTTGTCCGGCAACCCGATCTCCCGGTGATAATTTTCGGTCATCGGAAGGGCTTTCCGGTCATGATCGATGGAGAAAACAATCCCATTCGTCCCTTCCACCTGCCATGCCTGCCAATTAGCGATCAGGAAAGCCGCCGTAGATCCTCCCTCCCGCATTCCCAACTCCACCACGGGGTACCCATCCGTCAATACGTCATATGCTTCCCTGTAGAGAAGATCGATGAACGGAGAGATATCTCCGTAATGCTTCGCGGATTTGACGTTTTCAAGAAGGAGGTTCATTTTTATCCAACTCTATTTTCACTTTATAGATGTCTTCAAAAATAAGATCCTGCCACTTCTGTTGTCTAAAATGCCACTCAGAGCTACTATTATGAAGGTGGGCATTAAAGACTGACTCATTCCGTTCCTGTAGTCGGTCAACCTCCTCCTTGGTGTAGTTTCCTTTATGATGGAGGATATTGATCCCAATGTCCTTCATGATATTGAGATGTACCCCAATGGACTGAAGCCATGTATCCAGTTGTGGGTGCGGGGAAACATGACCTAGGATATCGAACAGCCTCCTTGATATCACCGGAAAATTGTTCTTACCGATATTGGACTGGCACTGGAGAATCTTGATCTGCTCATTCCCATCACCTTCCGAGCGTATGATTGCATCCCAACCCTTCGTTTTTACAAAAGAATCATCATTGATGATGAAAATCCACTCCCCCCTCGATAAACGGCAAGCATCAGTTGTGTACTCACCTATTCCAAGGTAACCTTTGGCATTGCTTCTCCCAAGCACATAGGATACGAGAGGGAGCCTCCCATACACTCCAATAGATCCAGCAGCCTCCTCATCATCTTTATCCACACTAACGACAATCTCTGTATCATTAGGATTTTCAGATAACTCCGCTAAACCCTTGATAATCTCAACAGCCTGTTCATCTCTCCATTTTGTCAACATAACCACTGATATCACCTCTCAACCTCCCTATAATTCTTTAGAAGTAAAATATCACTCAACCATAGATCCTTGAATTTTTCGCAATCAATATGATTTTCGTACCATCCTTGGACAAAATTCTCAAGAAATATGTCCTTCTCGATGCACGGTTGATCTTTAGGCTGTCCCGTGTACTCATGCTTGGCATGGAAAATTGCTACCTCAGAATCGTGCATGACTCCCAACGAGGTGGCCACCCGCTCAATCCAGCCGTCCAGGGAAATGTGCTGACTGAAATGGCCCGTGAGCTCAAACCACTTGCGCGATATAATCGGGAAACAATTTGGTTCACCGTTACACTTCGGTTGGAAACAGGCAATATCACGGGTGCCATCCAACCCAAGACGGGCAACTTCATCCAGGAAAATGGCATCCCATCCGTCCGTCTCCATGAAAGCATCGTCACTGTAATGGAACAACCAGTCACCGGTGGCAAGTCTTCCCAGCCGGTTGTAGTAATGGTGGAATTTGTCGTACCCCACCATCGTATCAATCAGGATCACCGGTTCCTCTGACTGGAGCTCATCCGGCCCGTAATTGCCCAACAAACGGGCCAGAACCGCGTCCACGGAAAGCGAATCGTCCAAGTTGAGGTGAATCAGGAACTCCAGTGACTCATACGTTTTTGTCTTTTGCATGAGTGTGTCCAGGCAATAAAGCAGTTGTTCAGAACGGTTCCTGGAGGGAAGCAGGATGCTGATCTGTTTCATGGACGCCACTCCACAGCACTCAATTCCTTGGCCTCTTCCTCAGTCTCCGCCATGTAAATCCCCATCCTCGTAACCCCCTTCAGGTTGGTTGTCTTGAACCCCCTCAGAAACAGGGTAGATGGATTCAACTCCTTGAGCTTCCTGTATGCCAACCCCTCAAACTCTTCCGGAGTCATCTGGATAAACTTCATGGAACGTAGATCCCCTTCCTCTTCATCTCAGCAACATCCCTCTCAGGAATCCGTCTCAATTCAGGAAGCGACACCACATTCCGTCTCATCAAATTGCAGTAGTCCACCGGGCATTCCAACGAACCCAATATCAACTCACCATCATTGATACACCCCGGATTACACAACTCAAACTGCCATGGCGACATATCCGGCTGTAGCAACTTCAGAAAATAATCCTTCCTCCAGATATTGAAATGCAACGATGTCCTGTACCTCTCTCCCTGATCCAACTCCAACCACCTCACCTGGTACGGGCCAAACGGCAACATCGACAACTGCCTGTGTGCCAGCCTCGAAACCCCACAATGTAAATCCAACTTTGCCACCCCAGCACGCTCCGCCGCATCAAACATCCAACTCACCATCGCATGATTCACTTCCCTGACCAACCAGTAATCCTCCAGCATCACCCCGAAATACTCATCCGGAACCTCCCGAAAAAATTCTATCAACCCATTCGACCAATTACCCTCATCCGGCACCCGCTCCCCAATCGATACAGAATTAACATCCATAATCAACTGACCGTAATGCACATAAACAACAAAAGCATCCGGCCAATATCGCTCCATCTGGCAATGAAACCCCGGTAACAACGTATTGTTCCCAGACACCACATACACAGGAGGAAATTCCACCATCATACCCCCCCAGGCTCCTCTGACTTGTACCTCACCATCTTCTCAAGCAACATCTTCACCGCAACAGGACGCACACTCTCCACCTCCATCCCCATCTTTAACTCCCCTCGCCTCCCCTCTCTCATGTCCCACACATACCGCCCATCCACACGGTAATAACACTTCCGACCCAACCGAAACACATGGTACATCGGTAAATCAGCAATTCTCATTCCCATTCTCCCCCTGACTAACCTAAGAAATCTGTAACAATGCCGGATTTAAAATTGTCCCTTTACGGTTAGCCTCCTCGCCTTCTGTCCCAATCTGGCAATCAAGATTGTGCCATACGCGCAACCTTTCCCCATATTCCCATACAGTTGATAAAATGTTCACGGCACACCCATACTGAAACCCTGTTATCCCGCTGTCTGCTGAGGCTTCATGGGAAGTCTGTTTGGCGATATCCTCTAGTTTACTCCCAGCGTCAATCTTGGATTCCATTAACGCAGCCCAGGATGCAGCAAATTCGTAAACAGCACGCCCATATGGTTCAGTATTGTTTGCTAAACCTAATTCCCATAAGGCTTGGTCCTTTATCTTGAACCCATTCATCATTGAATCCTTTCCGTGAAAAAATAGGGGGATGCCCCATAAGAGCATCCCCATGCATACTACTTTACCACCTTGCCCTTCGGCTTAGCCTTTCCTTTTCCCTTAGCCTTCTTCGCCTTCACCATCTCTCTTACCTCCTTTCTCCAAAATTTATCCACCACTTCACCGCAACTCCCCTCCCCTCACCAACTTCATCCGCACCACCTGCCCACCCGTATTGAACGCCACCCTGTCCACACTACCCTTCGTCTTCAAATTCATACTCTGCCTCAAATTGATATACCTCCTCCTAAACTCCTTCCTCTCCTCCCCAACCCACTCATCCATAACCACCACCTCATCCTCCCCAGCTCGATTCAATAACCCCCAGATCTCATCATATAACTCCAACGTCCTCTTATTCCCAACTACCCCCTTCTCAATCCTCACCTCTACACCTCCTCCCATTGTCATCTCAGTCATTCCTCTCACTCCATGTAGTCATCGTAAATCACCAGGGTAAATCTATTGTCCTTCGGGTCTTCAGGAACCCGCAGGATGACCTCTTTATCCGGGCAAGCAAAACCATCATCGTCCACACCCCTCACCCACTCTATCAACTCTTCCAAAGTCGAAAAATCCATCGACCAAACCAGCTTCTCATCCCTTTTCTGGCTGGATATGCTAGTCACGTTAAACTTCATCACACCCCCCCATTACCCACCATCTCCAAGTATCCACCCATAATATACCCATACCACACCACACTCCATACTGTCAATACCAAATCATCCACCACCCTTGAGAAATTAACCACTCCAATTAACCAAACACCACCCAATCACTCACCAATAAACCAACCCTCCCACCACAATCACTCACCAATAACCTAGGAAGCCGAAAAACCACCCCAAGATACGAGACTGTAGGGTACCACCCCCTCCCCCTCCTGGAATCAGGGAGTCGGTGGCCATCTCGAGCTCATGCGATAGACTTGTGGATCTATCGCATTGAAACGTAGGCAGAGTGGCCATGGGATGGCGCGGCATGTGGCCTCATTGAACTGGCCAGCCATCCAGGTAAACGAGCGTAGGACATGGTAGGGTTTCGCATTATATCACTTTGATATTATATCACTGTGATATGAATCATTAAATAGTTTTCCCTACTGGTTGATTGGGTTGATATGATTGATATAGTGGTTATTGGTTGATTGATGTTGTGTATGTTGGTTGTGGTATATTAAGGAGATGATACCTTTTGACAGAGAAGAGAATTGAGAAGGTTAAGGATAATACTTGGAATGATTATATTACTTGGTAATCAGTTGAGGTAAGAGAATATAGTGGAATGGTATATAATTTAATTTCGCAAATAGTGTACCAATACTAGTTGAAAAAAAAGATTTATGGGATATTTTTTGATTGGTGATAATAGGTTATTTTGTGGTAAAAATACCTCATATGAGGTATATATACCGCATTGAATGAGGTATAAATACCATACTGTAAGTCGTTGAATATATTGAGTTTATGTTTGTGTATCCAGTATATTGATTATAAATGAGGCATAAATACTACAGGAACATGTTTTTTATTTTTTTCTATCCCATATATTGTGGTTTTTCCATTGGATTATCCCATATATTGTGGCCATATACTTTATGCCTCTTGGCATGTATCATGCAATATATCTGGTATGGATGGAATATCCAGGAAAGGAAGGTTACCACGATGGAATCGAAGTGGACTCGAATGGATGCAATCTGTTATGAGGCATGGTATCTCAGAGAATTAGCAACCAGGAAAGTGGGGGAAGGAACCAAGGATATATTCGGCGAAGAGTTTACCGACGAGTCGCGGGAATCGTGTATCCGCCTATGCCTTGCCAGGATTGAACGGATACTCGCTAAAACAGACTCTGAATGGGATACAGAATGGATGCAATCTGCCAGAGAATTGTCGGAAGCGGATCATCCCAAACATTCGATTATCTAACCGTTTCAATGGTTCCAGGGATATCCTTCCTGGAACTAATTGAACCGATTAGATTAGATCGGTCTTATTCTTGAGTATGGAGGAATACCATGGAAAAGAGTGTCCAGCTTGTTAACCCATGGAGCGGAGCAAAACCGAAAGATAGGGATATGACCTGGGATGATATTGTGTCATGGGCAAAAGATCATGTATCTACAACCGATAGGCCAGATTGGTTGAAGGATGCAAGGAAAGCTTTTAAGGAAGACGATGGCATTACTCTTGGTAAGATGATTATTGGTTCATAACGCTAACCGTTTCAATGGTTCCAGGGATATCCTTCCTGGAACTAATTGAACCGATTAGGTTCATTATTCAAGTATGGGAGGTTTTTACCATGTTAACAGTAAACACTAATGAATGGAACAAAGCAGTCAAAGCAGTAAGCGCTATTTACAACAAAAAGGTTTACAACCCGATTGTAAACAATGCGGTTTTAGAATGGGATGGAAAGCTTCTTACTCTTTCCGCAACTAATCTGAGTGAATCTATTCGCGTTACTCTTCCTATTAACGTTTCCTCAGATTGGAGATATCGTCCATTCTCGGTTGCTATCGATAAAAAGAGACTATCAAAGCTTGTCGGCAAGAAGAATGAAACAGTCTCTTTCCAGTTAGGACTTGACAACTTCCTGGATGTTTCAATCGGAAACGTTACCCAATCCGTGGAAACATCTTCAACTGAAGATTATCCGCCATTTCCTGAAACCCAATGCCACTTAGTATCCCTATACAAAACAGGAAAGCAATTCATTGACAAAATTTCCCAAGTTGTTTGTGCTTGTTCAGACGAAAGAGCAAGGTATCAACTTGGTTGTGTTCATATCGAGAATGATCGCTTAGTGGCAACCGATGGAAGGCGATTGCATATGTCTTTTCATGGTATGGGCGAATTATTCCATAGTCAAGATACTGGGATATCGCTCCATATGAATAGCGCTAACACTCTTATCAAGTTGAACAAGCTTTACGATATTGCTAGTTCAGAGCTAAAAATGGATTCCAGGATGAAGAGGTTATCAATGGAAACCGCTGATTTCATTTACGCTTCTACCGTTTGCGAGGAAAACTTTCCTCCCTATAAGCCACTCTTTACAGATCCAGATTGTCCTACTTCTCGAATGATTCACGTCTGTACAGTCAATTCTAAATCACTCCTGGATATTCTCAAAGCTCAAGAGCCTACATTAAATGAACGTTCACGGTTGACTGAATTCTACTTCACTGAAGGAATGTTTTTAGTCAAGACATTTAGGGAAGGGAAAGAGATATTCTCTTCTCCAGTAGAAAGTGTACCTGGCGATTGTAAAGACTTCACCACTTGCTACAATAGCCATTTTGTCCAAGATGCTATCAAGTCTAGTGACTCTGAATTCATAGAATTCTATGTCATGCGTGAACATTCTTGCCCCTTGCTTATCTCTTCTTCTAACCATTCTTTCTTCTCAATGGTTATGCCTATGACAATTAGAGAAGAAGGATATAGGCCAGAAGAAGTTGAATTAGAAGGTATTACGTTTACCAAAAGCGATATCGGAAACTATTGTTATTCAGACGAGAATGGAAATTGGACATTTAGCGATAGCAAAGGATTTTGGGAATGTTACTTTTTCCCAGAAAGCTACAATGAGAAAACAATCATCGTAACAGGTCAAACAATCGTTCAATGTATCGCTCAAGTATTCTCTCAGATACCAGACTTAGATTCCACTCTTTCCGAGTATCTTCCAATAGCTGCTTGATTGGATTATCAAGGATATGGGAAGAGAAATTCCTCTTCCCTATTCCTGGACAATTCAATAGAAAGGATCTAATTCAATGAATGAAAAAAGCTGCCATTGCCCGATTCATGCTTACCCTGTATTCCATATTTATAAGGGACGAATCTACAATCATTCCCAAAGTGACTGGGATAGCGTTTTAAGATATGCTAACCCGGATGAGATTATCACGCTTGATTCCTCCGATTATAAACATGATTTGAGGTATGACCAGAAACAACCGTTTGCAAGCCTACTTTGTATTTAACAGTTAGTCCATATTTCAGGATACTGGGATAGCTGATAATCTGCTAATCAATTCTATATAAGTGAAAGGAAACAATCATGAAAACAAGAAAAACGTTTAAGGTATGGACTAGCAAGACTGGTGAAACAAGAGTCTATATGGTTCATCCTAACCTTTCGTACGGAGCATATGCCTACTATTCAAAAGATATTCCACCAGTAGAAGGTACAGGAAGGGATTTTGGTGTAAAAATTTTTAATTGGGGAATGGTCAAGGATGCAATCCTTGACAATAAACGTATATGGGAAAAACAAGGTTTCCATTGGCATGAATGTATAAAATTTTCCGATTTAGTCGCATTCGCTAATCATGGAACAATCCCTAATCCTATTATGGATGACAACCATGAATAACCTATTGACTCTTCCAATACCTGATAAACCTTCACCCTTGCAATATTGGAATCAATTCATTGATTCCAAGCCTGGAGAGAAAACCAGACTGGCCTATCAATCCCGTTTGCGTATTGCGACACAATACGCAGGGTTTGAAAATGAAGCATCTTTCCTCTATCGGTTTGAAGAGAATCCTTCAAATCTGGCAAGCATAGTCATTAACGCTATGCTTGCCAGCGGGAAGAATGAGCTACAACGCAAACCTGTTCTTTCCCTGCTTGCCAATTATGGCAACTGGCTTCATTCTCAAGGTGTAATCAGTTTCAAGCCAGAGATTAAACTACCCAAAGAACAGAAAACATGGGTAGACCGCTTAGAGACGGTGACAGAATCCGATATATCAATGCTCAATAACTGGATTGATGGACAACCGGAAGCCATCAAGCCACTTTATCAAGCAATCCTGGAAGGCTTATATTTCCGTGGCTTGCGTAGGTCTGAACTTTTGTCTATACGCATCTGCGATATAGACAAAGAACACAAGCGAGTCTCGATAGTCGAAAAGGGCCATCCTGGGATATGGAACCCTATTCCAGTAAGTGACAGATTCATCCTTCGATTAGAAGAGCTGACACAAGCGCTAAGGAATCTGGAACCGAGGATAAAAGAGACTAATCCTCTCTTTATCGCACCTTCAACCTTTTCTGATTTATTCGTCCGTTCATGGTTCAATGGTTCAATCCCTGCCATGAATGAAGCCACTCTAAACAGAATAATCCAATCCTGGGGAGAGGCTATTAATATCCGGCTTGCTCCCCATATGTTCCGCCATGGTATCGCTACTCGTCTTGTCGCTATGGGGAAGAACGTTCGAGAGGTAGCAGCTTTTTTGAGACAATCAAGCGCCACCGTCCAGGAACGTTATTTTGATTCGGTTGAAACAACCGCGCGGGCGGTTATTGATATTCTTTAAGTATGGGAGAAATACAATGTCTATTTTTGTGATTGACAGAAGCACAACGTCTACAGATGGGCAGGACAAACGAGTCTATCGGCTTATGGAAGGGAAAGGGGCAATCCCAGGAGCATACTTCCAGGACAACCGGGAAGGAATGAAAACAATCGTTTTTACCTCTCACAACGTGAATGAAGTTGTAAACGAAGCAATTCGCCGGGGCGCTAATCCAGATAATTGTTCCTGGCCAGGACACAAAGCCGGGGAACCGATCATCAATCCTGTTAACGCTATCGCCATCCTATTCTCAAGAGTAGGGGAATGAATGATTCAAGAGGGATACCTGATATTTTCAGGTATCCACCTGGAACCATTGGTTCCGCTATCAAGTATGGGAGGTTTTGACATGACACAAGTTGAGTTCATCGAGAAACACAATATCACAAGTTCAATCACTCACCTATGTCTGAATCCGGAAACCAATCAGGATGATTGGAAGGTTTCCATTTCCTACAAAGGGAAAAAGTACACTTTTGACTATCACACTGGGATAGGACACAGGAAGAATGGGAACCCAGTTAAGCCAAACCTTAAAGATATTCTTTACTGTGTCGCGTCTGATTGTCAATCTCTTGATGGATGCCTTGACTATGAGTCCTGGGCTTCTGATTTTGGTTATGATCCTGATTCACGCAAGGGTGAAGCAATCTATAGGGCAGTACAGAAAGAGGCTTCTAATATGCAGAAGCTTTTAGGGCACTCAATATATCTGGAGTTTATCGATACAACCGAGGAATAGCAGAGGGGAGGGCTTCGGCCCTCTAATGCGCGGCCAGGTCCCAAGTCCTGGCATTATGGAAGGAGTTATCACAATGAACAACCCAATCCAACACTACACTATCAGGTTCGGTCCACCATTGGGGAATGAACCACCTATGCCGCGAATTGGCCGCTATCTCCCCAATGGATGGCTCCCAGAATCTCAGTCCACAATGTATAGCCTTGTGCTGGGACTGCCATCCCACAAACCAGATTTATTCTCAGTCATCGCCGAAGTTACACGAAACCCAA